TTTGGGATTTTTTAACTATATAGGAGGTACTAAAAAAATTATTATGAAATTTGTTTAACAGCCAATAGGAGGTACTATGAAAAAGTATGATTGGTCAAAAGAAATTAACGGCAGTGAAGATACAACAGCAACTATAGTTGTGCTAACTGTTCTTGTAATAATGGGTATAGTATCATTGACAAACTAACAAACATAAGGAAACAATAACAATATGTTTAACTCATAAAAAAAGGCAACCTTTAATAGTTGCCTTTTTTATTGGTGTAGTTAAAATTAGTTTATAGTCATTGCAGACTGCTATTTAAGTCACAAAATTGTGACTATCCGGCAAAATTGCCAAATTCAATTGTTTTATTTAGTTTTTTTCAAAAATTCTCCGTTTTTATATGTTTTAACCACATGACATTCTGTACATAGTGTTTGAAGATTACTTGGGTGATTATTTTTTTTGTCGCCGTTAATGTGATCAACGTGTAAAAACATACGTGAAATAATACGTCTTAAATCATACGGTAGTTCTTTTAATCTTATATTTTTCATTGGCTTGTGGCCGCATTTCTCACACGTGTCTTTTTTGAGAAAAGTCCACATTCTATCAATACGCGCATTTCCGCCGTATTCACGTAACATTAATTGGTGTTCACGACAAACTGTCTGTGATCCAGGTCCAGTGTATTCCGAAATGTGATTGTTACAACCCTCTACTCTACAAATTTTAGTTGGTTGTACTTCTTTTAGTTTATCTTTAGTTGGGTCTCTGCGTTTTTTAACTGCAACTAATTCATTTATACCATTAAACATTAAATTTAGTTATTCAATGAATAACCTAGATGAAATATTTTGTGATTTTTTAAGATTATTTTTTAGCATAAATAACAATAAGTACAATTTAAGGAGTAAAATATGTCAGTATCATCATTGACTAGAATGACAACACCATTGGCAACTGACCAATCAGGATCAAGCCAAGGCTTGTTAATGCCTAAGTTAAAGTATAGATTCCGTGTAGTTTTTGAAAACTTCGGCGTATCTACACCAAGAACCGAATTAACTAAACAAGTAATTGACTTTACTAGACCATCAGTAAGTTTTGATCCAATTGACATTGAGATTTATAACTCACGTGTACGTTTAGCAGGTAAGCATACTTGGGATGACATTAATGTTAATCTACGTGACGACGCTAGTGGCGCAGTTTCTAAATTAGCAGGTGAACAACTACAGAAGCAACTAGACTTTATGGAACAGGCAAGTGCCGCATCAGGTTCTGATTACAAATTTACTACACGTGTAGAGATTTTGGACGGCGGTAATGGCGCACATGAACCAAACGTTCTTGAAACATGGGAAGTATACGGTTGTTACTTAGCGAACGTAAACTACGGTGATTTAAACTATGGTAGTTCGGAGCCAGTAACAGTTGCAATGACATTACGTTTCGACAATGCAGTACAAACTCCAATTGGTAGTGGTGTTGGTGCAGACGTAGGCAGAAGTATCGGCGACAACGTTTCGTAATTAATCCATTATGGGATTTGGTAGTTTTCTAAAATCCTCATTAAAAGAACAACTAGGAAGTTGGGATGATTTTAGTGGAGGATTTAAAGAAGGGTTTTTTGGAAACGATTATTTTCGTGACTATAAACATGGTAGCAAAGTATTTGTTGCTGATGGTCACGCCCTTGCGCCAACTAACAAATTCCTATTTCATGTTTACTTTACGTTAAACACAGCAGAAATACCAGAGTTAAGTAAAGCAATGGGCGGTGCAGAAGGCGCGGCTCGTATTGGTATGCTTGTTAAAACTGTAAAACTTCCTACTTTTAATTTTGAAGTAGAAGAAATGAATCAGTACAATCGTAAACGTTACATTCAAAAGAAGATTAACTACAGACCGGTAAGTATTACATTCCACGACGACGGAAGTGATTCTGTTCGTTCTATGTGGTATAATTACTACAACTATTACTATAATGATCCAAGTTATGGTTACGACGGACAAGGGTCAAATAACCCAAGTTATAACGAACGAGACATTTATAGCAATTATAGAGGCATCCACGATTGGGGTTTTAGTGGTTCTGGACCTAATGGTTACGATAAGCCAGCATTCTTCAAGGATATTAAAATATATGGTTTAAACCGTGGTAATTTCACTTCGTACACTTTGATAAATCCAATTATTACTGATTGGGATCACGATACGTTTGACTACAGTGCAGGTAGCGAAGTAATGCAACATAGTATGAGTATAAGTTACGAAACCGTTAAGTACGGTCGTGGCAAAGTTGGCTCAGAAGTTAAAGGGTTTGGCGATTCTGCAGTTTATGACACTAGTCCTAGTCCATTAAGAGCAGGTTCAACTGCTACGTTATTTGGGCGCGGCGGAATTATAGATTCGGGAAGTAGTATTTTGGACGACTTAGCATCTGGAAATATTTTGGGTGCTATTAGAACAGGGGGTTCTTTAAGAAACACACTTAAGGGAACAAATGTTGGTTCTTTGGTTGCGTCCGAAGTAGTATCGACCGCTATATCCACTGGTTTAAATTATATATCAAATCAAGGTTCTCGTGGTAATAGTAGTGCGTTTTCTATACCAGGATTAGGTAGTGTAGGCAATTTAGCAAGTAATGCAATAAGTGGAATAGGTAACACTGTTACTGGATTATTTTCAGGAAGCAGTTTTGGTTCAATTTCCAGTAATGCTATGCCTGATATAGGAGGTATTACTAATATGTTTGAAGGAGTATCAACTAGTGCAAATCAATTAGCACAAAATATGGCACCTGGCGTAAAGTTAAATACAAGTGATTATTCAAGTATGTTTGCTACAATGAAAGCGTCACTAGAACCAGGAATGGCAGTTGCAGAAAAACAAATGTCAAGTATAGCAAATGACGTAAGCACAAGTATTGCACCAAGTATCACTAATTTACAGAACAATATTCCAAGTGCAGATAGTTTGAAACAAATTGCATCTGATACTGCGTCAGCATTAAACAACGCGACTAAAACATTTGCTCCAGTTGCAGAGAATATAACACAACAAATGAATAAATTAGTTAAATCGGGTGAAATGCGCCAAATGACAGATAGTTTTAAAAGTACTGCGGGCGATGTGTTTAGTAACGGTAAGCGGTTGTAGACTATGAGTAAAATATTAAATACTAATACATTTTATAACGACAATAGTGTTGGGATAAGTTCGGAACATTACGGCATTGTTGTTGGGTTTTTTAAAAAAGTATTCGAAACGGATAATGCCGCAGAAGCATTTGCTGTTGATTTATTTAGAGTATCAAAAGGAACAGATGTTCCTGTATTGACACTCCTAGAATCAATGCATGATAAAGATAAAATTGGAATATCCGAAATAATGGCAATTTATCTTAATCAAATTCGCTCACAAAGTGCATTACTTGGTGTCAAGAATATAATGGTTCCAAATCAACAAGTTGCCAGAAATATATTGAGATAGCATTGTGGCTCGCTTTTCACAAGGACATTATAATCCAAAAAATCCAATTAAATACGTAGGAAAAGGTTCTATTACATACCGGAGTTCATGGGAATTGGCATTTATGAATTTCTGTGACAACAACGAACACGTAATGGAATGGGCAAGTGAATCTATTCGAATACCTTATCGTAATCCATTAACAGGAAAACAGTCCATATATGTTCCTGATTTTTTAGTTATATATCAAAATAAACACGGTAAGAAAGTTGCTGAGTTAATTGAAATTAAACCAAAAAAGCAAAGCATGCTTACCGAGAAGTTAAATAGCAATGAACGCGCAGTGGTAGCTGTTAACTATGCTAAATGGGAAGCCGCCATTGCTTGGGCAAAACGCAACCACATTATATTTAGAGTTATAACAGAAGACCAAATATTCAGAAAATAACATAATGAAAACAATTAACATTTTTACCATTGACAATTTAGAAGGAGATTATTGTACGCAAATTTGGGAATATTTTTATGCATATTATCAATATCAGAGTTATCCAAATGACACTGACATTAATATTAATTTTCTAAGCGACAAAAATTTCAACGAAATAAATTTTTCAAACGATGCATTAAATATCGTACATTTTAGTATGAATGATTTTAAATATACATTGAGATACGATTTGAATAAATTTGATGTTGTTATATTTGATAATATGTTTGAACATTTAATGGTAAGTGATCCAGATATAATTAAATATGTGTTGCAACACGATAATGCATATCTTTCTGTTGGTAGTTACGTATCAAACGAGCATCATATGTTTGAAAAATTTATACCGTTTCAAATGGACATTGTAAATTGTAGAGATTGGTATACTAATCCAAAGGTGTTTTCGAGTTACTCGTTTAATCACATCAATGATAAAAAAAATAATTTAATATATATTGGAGCTGAATTAAGAAGTTGGAGAAAGTTTATTATTGATAATTTAACTAAAAATATTAATATTAATGTACATCAAGTTCCACAAACAGTTGTTTGTACGCGAGATACGAATTTGGGCGATAGTTACACACAAAATTTTATTGAATATTGTAATAATAAGTATCAAGTCACAGGTGTAGAAGAAGTAGAAAACCCGTTATATAAAGAATTAATATACGGCCACAAGGATCGACCTGCTGGTAAATCATTAATGTCTGCTTGGATTATTCCGGAATTTATAAATTCTAAATGTGTTGTTTACGCCGAATCGTCGTTTGTTAATGATGAAATATGCTTAACTGAGAAAACTATAAAATGCATTATGACAAAAACACATTGGATTTTTTTTGCAGGATCTAATGCGTATAAGTTATTAAAAGAATTTGGTTTACGTAGTGTATTGGAATTAATTCCTGGTGGGTTAGAATTTGACTGTATTAAAAACCCAAAGGAACGTTTCAAAAAACAAATTTCGTTAATAAAATATTTAAGCGAACATCCTGAAATATTCGATACACCCGAAGCTCAAAATATAGTAAATTCAAACTATGAAATATTTATAAGTGGTAACCAGTTTTTAACCCCACTATTCGATAAATTAAATGATATATTATTAAAACACCAATGACAAAAAAATTAGAAAGTTTATTTGACTTGCCGGAGTCTACAAATAGACCTAACGAAGAAAAAATAGAAACAACAGAAGAAGAAATTACAGCAGTTGTTGAAATGAGCAATCTTGAAAAAATTGAAAATGCATTAGTTGCTGTACGTGGTCTTGAAGCGAGCGATGCCGAAATGGACAATCTTGCTAGTCAAGCAATTGAAAGTTATAAAGACTTAATGGATTTGGGAATGAATGTAGAGCCGCGCCATGCTAGTGAAATATTTGGTGTTGCTGAGCGTATGCTTAATAGTGCAATTACAGCAAAGAATGCTAAAGTTAACAAAAAACTTAAAATGATTGATTTGCAACTTAAAAAAGCAAAATTAGATATGGATAATCCAGAAGGAAATGCAGGCGGAGTTATGTCAAACGGTTCATTACTTGATAGAAATGAATTATTGAACAGACTTATCAAAGGAACTAACCAATCAACCACAGATGCAGAAGAAACTGACAAATAGTATAAATATAGATAACAATTATTTAACAATTATTTAACATACGGTAGGAAATTAGTATGAGATCATTACAAGAATATTTAATAGAATCAAAACAACAATACGAATACCGTATTAAGATTGCTGGTGAATTAACTTCGGAGCAAATCGAAAAAATGGAACAAGGTTTCGCGGCATTTGATATGGTTAGTTTATCGGAGCCAAAAAGAACACCAATTGAAAAGAATCCTATTGGTTTTGAAGGCATTACAAACAAAGAAGTTAACATCTTAGATGCTAAGTTTAACTATCCTGCAAGTACAGAACAATTTGTTCAAATTTGTAAACAAGCAGGTATTGCTGGTAACAGTATTATTGTTAATAACAAAGCATACGAAGATAGTATGACAGACGAAGAAGCAAACAAAGAAAAAACTCCAGAAGACGGTTCTTTGTTGGATAGTGACTTACCTACTGATATACAAGCACAAGTAGATGCTAATAAAGATTATGCTACTCCTGGTAGTGAGCAAGATGTTATTAAGAATAGAGCAAAGTCAGAGTACGAAATTGCTGGTGGCAAAACTGAAAAAGCACAAACAACAAATGACTTACCACAAGGTACAGAAAGTCCATTTAGTAATGTAAACTTACCTGATAGACCTGAAACAGGAGCAAAGTAATGAACTTACAAGAAAGCATTAGAAAAGACTTAGACAGATTTGAGGCACTTGATGCTTCTATTGTTACAGAAGAACAGAGTAAAATTTATAACGTTAAGGTCACTAGTTCTCATATTGGCTATGTAGAGATTACAGCAGAAAGCGAAGATGAGGCAATCGATGAGGCATTACAATATGCATATAAGTATTCAGTAGATTACCACCCAGAAGAGGACATTACCGCAGAGATAGTTAACGACGATAGTATTAACGAAGCAACTGGATCAACATCAGAAGATGAGATAATTGAGTTATTAAATAATAAATTTCCAGGGTGTAACGCAGTTTCAACCGAAGAGTGGGATGGCAGAGCAGGCGGTATTTGGTTCCGTGGAACTGAGTCGTGCGAGATTGACGATCTTCCATTATATAACCAAGAAGTATTCGCGGATACAATGGGCGTTAATCCTAAATTAGAAAAGATTTTAAGTTACCATGGTTGGTACAGCGAACCGTACGATAGTGGAACATTAATGGCTTACCCAGTTTAAGGAATTATTATGAACCTACAAGAAAGCATTAAAAACGATTTAAAACTATTTGAGTCAGATGACAAAGTAGGAATGGTTCTTAATTACAATGATCCAAGTGACCCCGAAGTACGTGTTAGTGGGTTCGGTGATATGTTATTACATCAACTTGAAGCATCTGTACAAGATAAATTAACAGATCTTGTAAAACGTGGCGATGGTGGCGAATACGAAACAATTAATTGGGTAATTTACGAACAAGGAACTTTAAAGCATTTTCTTAAAGCACTTCTTGAAATTAATGCCCAAATGAAATTGGATAAAGAGTAATGAAAAAACTAAACGAAGGACCAAGAATACACAAAAACCATAAAGGCAATCATTTAACAAATGCCGATGGTGAAGTTGTACAGTCTTTCGGAAAAGATAGAGAAGGGTTGAAAGCCGCTAGACAAGCAATGTATAAGAATTACAAAGGTCTTAATATGAAAAAACCACAACCAGAACAACAAACAACAGAGGATGAGAAAATGTCTGATTTAGAAAATAAATTAAAAGAACAACTAGAGGAAGGCATTACAGTTAATACTACCTCTACAAATGATGATAATGTTGAAGATTCAATGACAGTAACGGCACAGGGCGAAGATGCATTAGAATTAATGGCAATGCTTAAGATGGCTGGAATTGGTGGCAAAACTGAAGCACCAATTGAAGTTCCTGCAGAAGAAACACCATGTGGTGCAATGAACGATATCGACGATATGGCTAATATGATTCAAATTATTCCATTAGATGACGTTGAAGCAGTTGAAGAAGAAGCAGAGTTAGCAAACGCTCCTGATGAAAAGTACGCAGATACTGATACATTAGTTAATAAGATTAGCGGTGGTTTAAATCGCCAAAAGAAAGCATACGATAAAGCAGAAGATGGCGACAATCCAATGGCTGTAGAAAGTGATGAGTCAGACGATAAGATAATCAATAATAAGCCTTTGGACGAGTACACATTAGAAGAATTGGAAGCAGAGAAAGATGACTTAGAACAAGAAGTTATGATGGACCGCGCAAATATTAAAGATATGCACTACAAAGACAAAATGCGTTTAGAAGCAGTGTATGATTTAATTGCTGACAAGAAAGACCAAGAACAAGCAGAAATTGATACGTCGTACGACGATAACACATCAACTGCTAGAATGAAAGCAATGCAAGACGCAAAAAATGAATCAGTACACGTTACTGAATCAGAAGAAGAGTTAACTGCACGTTTACTTAGAGAGTACGACGAGTTTAAAGTAACTGCTCCTGAAGATAGTGACGAAGGCAATTGGGAAATTGAAAACGTTGGTAAATGGGCAGTTAAAATTGGCAATACAGAGAATGTAGAAGCAACAGACGGCGAGATAGATTTACCATTTGATACTGATTTAGCAAGTGCATTAGCAGACGAAGCAATGACCGAAGCAGACGAAGAAGGGTTAGTTGAGGACGAAGTCGAAGAAGGTCTTAGAATTGAATATAAAGACGGTTCTTGTGAAGGTAGTAGATGTCCAGACGAAAGAAAGAAAAAATCAAAAGAAATTAAAGACGAAGCTCCCGACGCGTTAGACAAAGAAATGTCTGAAGATAAGAAGTAGAGTTTTCCATATTACTACGTTTAGGACCGTGGTAGTTACAGGCGCTTACTGCCTTTAAGCAACAACCGCTACAGTTGCTTAAAAAGTGCAGTCTAATTTCACATAATAAATACTGTTATGGCATTTCAAGCAGACGACAGTGCATTAGTTAAAAAACCGCACGTTAAAACACCTTTTACAGACGAACAGTTAACTGAGTTTGCGAAAACTGCTGACCGTAAAAATGGCGTGTATTATTTCATTAATAATTTCTTTTGGATACAGCATCCTGTTAGAGGAAGAATGCTTTATAAGCCGTATACGTTCCAACAAGAATTAATTAGAACTTATCATGAAAATAGATTTTCTGTGTCCATGGTATCAAGGCAAATGGGAAAAACAACAACTGCGGCAGGATATTTGCTTTGGTACGCAATGTTTGTTCCTGATAGCACAATACTAGTTGCGGCACATAAGTACGATGGAGCACAAGAGATTATGCAACGCATACGCTATGCATACGAGAATTGCCCAAACCATGTACGTGCAGGCGTAACAAGTTACAATAAAGGTTCTATTGAATTTGATAACGGTAGTCGTATCGTTGCACAAACAACTACTGAAACAACTGGACGTGGTTTGTCTATTTCGTTATTGTATTGTGATGAATTTGCATATGTGAGACCTACCATTGCAACAGAGTTCTGGACATCAATATCACCTACATTAAGTACTGGCGGTCAAGCAATTATTACAAGTACACCAAACAGCGACGAAGACCAATTTGCTTTGATATGGAAAGGTGCTAACAAAACAGAAGATGAGTACGGCAACGAAACTGACGTAGGTGTTAATGGATTTAAATCCTTTAATTCTATATGGAAAGACCATCCAGAGCGCGATGAGAAATGGGCAAATGAAGAACGAGGACGCATCGGCGACGAACGATTTAGAAGAGAGCATTTAACTGAATTCATCAT